ATCACGAGAACCTGGAGGTGCGGCCAATAAAGTTGGCTCTTCTTCTTCTGCCCCTTCTTCTCCTCCAAGTTCTTCTCCTCCAAGTTCGGCGCCCAATTCTTCACCACCGAGACCCAAGCCTCCCTCTTCTTCGCCACCCAAGCCCAAACCGCCGCCGCCGGCTGCAGCCTCTTCGGCCAATGCTTCAAGAGCCTGATCGTGTTGACGATCATAGAACATCTCACGCTGACCACGCAAAAATTCTTCATGAGACAAATTAAAAACATTATCAGCAATCCAACGACGAGAGAAAAATCCTTCAGTTGCGTTAGCAGCAATCGAGAATTTCTTATCCCAATGTTCAAGTTCTTGCAATTCAGCAATTCTGCTTGGATTGTTTAAAGATAGTTTGAAACTAATGAGATCATCGGCACGATAACCAAGTGTATAAAGATGGATAATTCCGATCTTTTCTAATTCATGGATAACTGTGCGCTGTAATCTTTGAATAGTTCTAGCAAACCGAATATCTTTTTGTGCTAACGTTGTTTTATCTTCTTCCGCACCTTCGCCCATTGTCAAATAAGATTGCGGAACCTTAAGAGCAGAAAACAATTTATCGCGAAGGTATTTAATGTCATCAATGGCCGTAATGTTTGAGGCGCCTGCCAAACTTGAAATATCTGTGACAGAACCGGCCCGGACAGGAATAAAGTAATCTTCCTCAATAGACATTGGATTATAACGTAAATCGATTCTGCCCGTGTCTTTATCAACAATAGAGTGGCGCTTTAGTGTGGTCACAATTTTTTGCATATATTGTTCAACTTCTTGCGGCGGAATAGCACCGACATCAATCTTGAAAACTCTTCTTTCAGAAGAACGAACAATACGATAAGCCATCATCGCATCTTCCATTAATGTTAGCTGGCGCCAAATGCGGCGTGCGGGCTCAAGAACAGAAGTTCCATAAGGCGTATATTTGTCATTACCTAAAATACGAAAATGAGCAATTTGCCAATTTTCGAATGTCATACCGGCGGTATTCCATTGATATTGAATATAATTTGGATTTGTGGTATCCAAGCCTTCCAATCTTTCAACTTCTTGCAATGGAAGAGCGATTACAGACTGAATACCATGGTTATCATCAATATCTAAATATAAGAAAAAATCACCATACTTGTTCATTGTGCGGCACCAGCCAAAAAGATTATATTCTACATTCAGAATATTGTGATACAAGATACCAAGAAGCGCTTTGATTTCTTCGTTAGAACATTTAATCTTTAACATCGGAGATAAATCAGAAAAAGTGGTCATTTCATCGGCATAAATATCAAGAGCCGATGCGATTTCGGGCGTGTACTCCATTTGATCAAAATCAACATAACGCTCCGATCGTCTTTGGTTGGCTATTGCATTAGCAGCAATAGTATCTAATGGATTATATGTTTGCTTTTTGAACTGCTGTCCAGATGCTGATTTAAACCTAGAAGAAAATTTATCTATATGTTGCTTTCTAATCTTTCTTCCTGATTGGGAACGATAGTTAATAATCGGCCCAGAGAATAGACGTGTAAGTTGCTTGAATAACGTTGATTCTCTATTTGCAGGATTTTTACCTTGTTTCGGATTTTTTGGTGCCATTTATGCCCTCACTTAATTATCCACATATATTCAGAATATAATCTTTTGGCTTCTTCTTTTTTGCTATTAGTATCCTCGCCAGTATAGCCTATTTGGCCTTTTATTCTTGTATTAAAAGTCGTCTTTGATGTAATAATAGCGTCAACAAAAGCTTTTTGGTAATTCAGTTCTCTTGCATTTGCCTGCAGCGCCGTATCACGTACCCAACAACCAATTGCTAAAGCCATTACCAAATCATCATTATACCCTCTCATAGATTGTGGTTTTCCATTATACCAAATAAAAGTTCTTAATTCGTTTGCTAAACGAGAAGAATACGTTTTAATTAGTTTGTTTCTTATAAACTCTTCCAATTTCGCCACAATCAAAGGTCTGGTTTTTGATGTTGTAGAAAAGCCGGCAATTGCTGAATTTTTATATTCTCCTATGTGTTGTTCCACATATTCATGTGTAGACTTAATAGAATAATATATATTAGAATAACCAAATTCTATTAATTTGTCAAGAACAGTATAGCCAATAGAATTGTTTTCTACAACAATCATGGCATTGCCAAATTCTCGTCCGACTTGATTTAACATATTGGCGTATAAATCAGGCGTTGGCTTTCCTTGGTATTCAGCAATGACTTCCATAGTTTCTATTTTAAAAATATGAAATGCTGATTTATCGGCGCCATCTCCTCTCGCCACATCAACTACGATCAAATAATTGCAGCTAGGATCATGTTCTTCCCAAATCCAAAAATTACGATCAAAGCCTGTGCGATATTTCGGTTCTCTAATGTTCGACTGAATCCAGTCTATGGCCTCTGAATCTATTACAGTTTCGCCAGAAGTATTGAAATTGCATTCTAGTTCTTGTGCGATTTGACGTTTAGACATGTTTCTGGTTTCTTTTTTAAACCATTCCTCATCTCGTTCGGGATGCACATGCCACATAAGAGTGGTCAAATGAAAATCGTTTGTGCCATCTTCTGCCCCTACACATGTTTTATGAAACCAATTCCCAACACCATTAGGAGTAGAAATCGAAATGCATCGGCCACCGGTAGAAAGCGTAGGATACAAGCCTGTCCAACGTTCCTCCAAGCCTTCAATGTGGGCCGCTTCGTCAAGAACCAAAAGAGACAATGCTTCGGAACGGCCAGCATCGCCAGATGTTGAAGCTGCTTTGATCCATGAACCATTGGATAACTCGAAAGATGTTCTGTTATCTGTAGTGATATTGGCAATTCTAATCCAGTCGGGCAAATTCTTCATAATGCTCTTGACTTTTCTCACAAGATTGCCGGCGGTATCAAATTTAGTTGCCATAACCATAATTGATTTATCGCGATGATAAAGCATAAGCCAAACAATATAGCCAGCAGTTAAAGTCGAAATACCTAATTGGCGCCCCTTGTTGATGGAATTAAAACGATAATTTACAAAATCTTGTAATAATTGATCTTGATAATCATATGTATTAAAAAGAACTAGCCCGCGCATCGGATGTGATATGCGGGCATAATTTTTAAGAAAATAAGACGGATCTTTACCGCATTTTACAATTTCTTTTAATATTTGCTTTTTTGTTAATTTGTAGGTCATTCATCTTTCTATGTGTTCAATCGGGATATGGATAATCGACACCTGGAACACCTGCAAGATAGTCCCCCACTTGTTGTCCTAATCTCCCTTTCTCATGTTTCTTTCTCATAACACGATCGATTATCTCAACAACTTCGGGATCGGAGACACCTAATTTCTCTGCCACTTCTTCTGCTGTATTTCCCATCGCAGCCAATTTTGGATATATCTCATCTTTCATCCAGAGAGCATGAAGAAGCCGTTCCTCGGGGGAAGCACCTTCCTGGCTCCATTTTGAAGGCTCCGCTGCAGGCAACACATCTTCATCAGAAATATCTTCAATCCCTTCGGCCGATCGGGCTAACTCTTCTTTAATAATTTGCTTTAGGCGTGTTTTTGTAATTTTCATTTTAGTTCTCTACTACAGCAAGAAAATAATATGTCTCTGGCTCAACAAAGCCTTTTCTTGAGTCTACAAAATAAATCTTTCCAATAGTCTTAAAAACAATAAAAATATTCTCAGCAATTCTTGTTCCCTCTGGTCCCTGGTAAGACCCCATTACAATATAGTCGTTGCTTTTGCCCTGGTCCGGGTTGTTAACAAATCTTCCAAGCAATTTTTCATTTACTTTTGGATCATCCGGTCGCTTAATCCCGTCAACAAAGTTCATCCAGTAATTAGACCTTGCGACTCCGCGCCCCTCATCCGAAGCATCTGCTTGTTCTTTTCCTCTTTCAACCTTCTCGGCTACCTCACTGGAAACGAACTCCCACATGATTCCCAACATTTCCTTCTCGATTAATTGGATTTTATCTTGTACATCCCCAGGGTCAACCCATCTGAACCGCCAACTATGTCCTGTTGGGCCTCGCGTGCGGCCAAGGGGCGCCCAATTCCTCCCCAGGGTGTGCCCTCGGACACTACGAGGATCGATCTGGAAAATGCCGCGTCCTCGGGTGAGGACTTTTTGGACTTTGTAGCCTCCTTGGCCGGAAAGGAGTTCCGAACGGCTAAGCTCGAACAGCAGGCCGGTCTCTTCGGACAGAACTCTTCCAAACTCTTCCTTGATAATCTGCTTAAGTTGTCTCTTTGTTAGTTTCATTTCTTTTCCCCTGAGTTCTTGGGCCTTGTGTCGTTCTCGGGGCGCGTTCCGCCTTTGCCATTCCAGCCGCCTTGAGACATAAACTTTTCCCACCCAGAAGCTAGTTTATCTTCAGTTGCTTCCCCCACAATAGAAGTTTTATCAATACCGCCAATTTTATACTCTATGACAGCAGTTACCCAAGAGCGAACACGAGAAGAGTTCTCAACACGAATATCTACTTCACCCTCTTTTGTAAGAGAAATAGTGTTGCCTGTAATCTTACGATATTCTTTTTTAAGGAAAGACAGCACCTCTGTCATTTGTTGTTCAATATCCGATTCAAAACCGCCGGCATATACTTCTTTAAGCTGGACTTCGGACATATAACTTAAACGCATCATATCTCCTTGAAATTTAACATTAAATCCGTCCATAACTCTTCGGTCGAGAATGGGATCACCCTCTTCTCTTTTGAGACCAGCCAAGAGCGGCTCGCCATTTTCGTCTAATGCGCCATCATAAGCATTCGCTGCTGCTTGTGATAGTCCTTGAACGATTTCGTAAACTGTTGCCATTATTGTTGTTCTCCTTGGGCTGGCGCCTTTTGTAGTTTTTGTAATTCTGCGGCTAGTTGTTTTATTCTTGTTACAACGGTGCCGGAAAGAATGTTTGTTTCTTCTGCACCACTAACAAGCATATCAGATAATTGCTTGATAAGGCCGCGCTCCTGGGCGGTAATACCCTGCGCGCCTTGCGCTTTTGCAGCAGCCATGGCTCTGGAACGAATCTGCGAAACAGTGGCCTTTTCTTTTCCGAGAGCATCGACCTCTTCTTTAATAATCTGTTTAAGTTGTGTTTTTGTGATTTTCATCAGGTCTCCATCCTTTTTGCCATCTTTCCTCGCGGCCTTCAACATACTGTATGTAGCATTTCCAACAGCAATCAAATTTAACGATGCAAACATCATCCATCGATTTGGTTGGGAATATTCCACATAAAGGGCAGTTTGTTTTAGGTTCTCTATTAAGTAGTTTTCTTGATACTTTAATGCCGTTTACATTAATTTTATCGTTGCCTTCATCATTCTTTTTCTGTTTTAGATAGAATTCCTTCATTTGTTGAAGATATTCTTTCTCTTTTTCTTCATCCCAATTAGCTTTTGGATTTTGTATGGCCTCTTCACCATATTTGGCAGAAATAGCTTTTTCAACTTTTACTATATAATCAGTATCTTTGCTCATTCATTAAGAGTCTCATAAGCCGCATAAGATAACCCTATCCCTCCAGCAACGCCGCCGGCAAACCAAAGCCAGCGATAATGTGGCGAATGCTTCTCAATTACTTTTTCATATTCAACAATCTGCTGATCTTTTTCGGTTATTATTACTTCATGCTCTTTTTGCAATGCCTCAAGTTCGGCATTCTTGTTGGCAAACAACAGATCATATTCTGTCGCTTGAACTTCTAACTTATATTGTGTTTTGATCTCACAAATCTGTTGTAATTCCGAAGGCTTCGATAGGACATCTGCTGCCGCGACAGGATCAAGCAAAACACCCTCAAAAGGAGCGGGTTCGCCTGCGCCCACAAATGTAAATTTGCCTTCTTGCGCGAGAGCAGAAGAGATTAATAATAAATTAAGGCACATAAGTAAATCCGTATGTTGTTTCAAAAGCTTCTATTAGCGATTGTTTGTCCTGGGAAAAGTCTTTAATATATTTCTTTTTATCTTCTCTTGTTGTCAGTTCAAGATTACGCAAAGCAAAATCATAATTTTCTTCTACGATTTCAAGTCTTTCTCGATATTCTTCCAAAGCTTGCTCTCTCTTCCGCATTTCCTCTTCTTGTATTTCCTGAATGGCGGAAATTTGATTTTTTAAAGATTCCTGACTGACATCTTGCGCTTTCTGTATCAATATCATATCATAACGTGTTTTAGCAAAAAGTGCAAGCAATAAAATACAAATAGTTATTGCTTTCCAGTTTTTTACAATAAAGGAAAAGATATATTGTAAAATATATTGTTTCATTTATAGTTCTTCGGGAAGTTCCTGAACGAGGACATTTAATATTTCTACCATTTCTTTCGCAACA